TTGCCCCTAAAAACATGCCTACTGGCCCTGCCGGAACACCTAGTCCAGCACCAACTAACGACCCAGCTATACCCGCAGGGAGGTCTAAATTGCCTCTTAAATACTCTAAAATTTCAAATTCTTGCTCTTCTTCTTTTTTGTTTGTTAAAGAAACAACTGGGTCAATAACAAAATCTGAAATGTCTGCAAGACCTAGACTAATTGCCCTGTCTTTAACTTCAGATTGCGTTGCGCCTGCTGGAACATCAGTTATTAAATTCCCATTTGGCAATCTAATTGAAATTAACTCTTCTTCATCCATTAATTATTACCCTTTATTTAGGTAGGTCTTCAAACGACCCCTCTCTTTGGTTTTTTGTTTTGCTTGAACGCTCTCGTCTTGATTTTTGTTTTTCATTGTAGTCGTCAAATGTTTTGCTATCTGCTCGTAATTGTGCGTTTTCTATTGCTTTAGCAAAATCTCGAAATAAAACTTCAAGCTGCGCCTTGTTAGCGAAGTTGCTCCTTAGAAGAGAATAATACATATTTTCTAAATATGTTCTTTCTCCTTCAGATATTGATCCTTCAAAATTTTGTAATCCATTCAAAACTGCTTGGGCAGCATAAAATTCAAATTCAGCTT